TTAAATCCACAACACTCCTTGATTAGTTCGACTTGGGTGTGGTGGCGCTGGTTTTGTTTCCCCCGGTGCTACAATGATTCTGTCTACTGTTTCGTGCGTGGCAAAAGTACAACTGCAATTTATATTCTGACACTGGTGATAACGCTCTTTCGTTTTTTCACTCAGGTAACGACTTGACCTAGCATGTGCAGCGGTCTGACAAAGCGGGCAATGCATCATATCGGTGTCCCCTCCTCTCTCTGCTTATGCAAAGATGATAGCACTACAAGCGCACACAAATCATCTATAAGTGAATTTATTACCAATAATTAACTTTAAGTTAATCTCACTCAGCCTCATAAGTCACATCCGACAACAACACTTCGAGAGACAGTTGTGTGGTGTAGCCGCTGTTACTCAGGCTGTGCGTCACCTTGCTGATTATCCAGTTCTGTTGGTCTATCACCGATTTAAAACCATTGACCGCGACAGGGGTTTCAGGAAATAAATCAGCGCGCCCCATGGCTAAGGTGATAGAGAACTCAGCAACACCGCGTTGTAACTTCTCCCATTTAGATTGAGCGGCGCGCATAGCGGCTTTTTGCGTGGCGTAAACCGTGGTGATAGCAAAAACGTTATCTTCTGACCCCACCAGATAATCCCCTTGTTTTTCCTCTACCGGCTTTTTCACTGTGGCGGCTTTGGTGCGGGTCGGTTTGGCTTTAGGGTGTTCCAGTGCGCGGAGCTGCTTAAACTTGGGCTTACGCTGCAATTTAACCTTTTTCGGCTTGGTCGGTTTCGGGTCTTTGGTGTGCAACCAACTGGCACTCACACCGGTATACGCGCCCCGGTCAGCAATACTAAAGCTGTGCTGGTCGCCATCCTGCCGGGTGATCGTCATCTGCGGAATGGGTTTCCCGCTGGCAGTAACACCGCTACCCGGCTTGATAAATAACAAGCGCCCGGCTTTGACGGCAGCCACCGCGCCATTCAGTGAAGCTAACCGGGTGATAAATTTGGCGTCAGTCTCTTGGGTCTGGTCGATATGAGAGATTGCGATATCCGCCAGCCCCTCGGCCAGCATCGCTTTCAGGTTGTTGCGCTCGGCCACTTGCGCCACCACTTTACCCAGTGTTGTCTCATGATAAGAGACTTCTCGCCGGGCATTGAGTGAGCCGCGAAAATCCGCACTGCGGGCGCGGATGGTTAGCGTATCCGGCGCGCCGTGGTGCTCAACCTCATCCACGGTAAAATCACCTTTGCCTATCAGGGGCGACCCTTTCCAACCCAAGAACACTGACAGCACCGCGCCGCGTTCCGGCATGGCAAGCTGGCCGTCTGCGTCATCCAGTTCAATATCGAGCTGGTCAGCTTCAAAGCCTCGGTTGTCGGTCAGGCTCAGGGACAGCAGCCGGGGGCGAATATTCTGCGTAATATCTTTTGCGTTAATATTCAGCATATAGTCCGGGGCCATATCCGCCCCGGCCGGTAGCGACATGCCGGTCATCATGAGAATAACCCTCCGATTGCTGACTGGGCTTTATCGGCCATGGCCGTCGCCTTACCCAGTAATTGGTCAGCCTGTTGTTGCAGGTCGCCGAACATCGCTGTCAGTGACTCATCGACCCGCAACAGATTGAGGGTGAACTCAATGCGCCGGGCGCTGCCATCTGCAAAAAACAGACTGCGGGTCAGGCTCAGGCTTTCAACCACAAACATACCGTATATCATGCCGCTCCCCTCAATCAGCGGCCATGCTTTGCCTTGGTTAGCCATCACCTCTAGAGCCAGCAACGACAGGCGGCCGCCGGTCAGTTCCGGTAGTAATACCCCGGATAGCGTCATTTTTTCGCTATCGACGCCAAGAAATTGCGCCGCCGGGCGCAAGCCTACCCGGCTGTTAGTGGGCCAACGATAATCAATATTGCGCCCCATGCTTTGATAAGGGGTGGTTTGTAGCATAAAGACAAATAAACCCAGTGATAACATCATGATTAATCATTCTCCATCTGGCCGCGCTGACGGGCGCGCTTATCGCGTTCGTTCTTGGCAAGGGCATCAACCATCATTCGCTCGGCATCCTGTCGGCTCATACCCGGCGGAATAGTCACCTTGATATCGTTGGTGGTGACACTGCTGTCAACGATAGTGGTGCCAGTATTGGCAGTCACCGGCTGATAACCGCCATATAACACGCCGCCACTGGGTGAGTATCCGCCCGCGTAAGGGTTATCTTTCGGGACGTTATCGGCCAGCCCGGTAGATTTGCTGTCAATAACGCCGAGCTTTTCCAGTACCCAATCGATGCCACTGCGCAGAGTGTTCAGTGCATCCATGGGTAGACTGAGTGCTGCCGCTAACCCCTCGCCGAATAACTTGCCTGCGTTGGTCGCCACATCTAGGGTTTCCTGCGTGGCTTTCACCGGTTTAATCAGGTCAGCGAACCAGTTCGAAAGCTGTTTCACCTTGTCATTAAACCAGTTAAACACCGGTTTTAGCGGCTCAAAGGCGGCACTGATTGGCCCCATGGCAGCAGTAAAGCCCTCGGCGACGCCAGCAATAAAGGCGCTGATAGGTTCCCAGTATTTCCGGATAAGCAGGCCCCCGGCCACAATGGCCGCGACTACTGCCACTATCGGCCATGTTAGCGCCGTGAGCGCGGCGGCAATGGTTCCGGCCATCAGTGAAAAGCCAGTACTCAATAAACCGGCCCCGGCCAACAGCAGGTTAAACCCCGCCATAACCGGCCATGCAATCAACCCTAGCGCACCCAGCCCGGCAACCAGTGCCAGCGCCGCGCCAGTAACGGTGGTAATGGTGCTGACCAGCTCCGGATTTTTCTTGGCCCATGCCGCGACATTGACCAGCCAGTCGGTTGCGGTTAAGGTCAGTTTGCGCAGCGCGGAGTCTTGCTTCTCAAACACCTCAATCTCTAAGTCTTCCCATGCCGAACTCAGGTTTTTCAGGTCGCCGTCAAGGTTATCCATTCTCACCGTGGCGATAGATTGCGCGGTGCCACCCGCATTCATCAGTTTGCTTTGCTTCTCTGCCAGCTTGCCGTTACCGGCTGCGGCCACCAGTTTCACCGCGCCTTTCATCGCCTCTTCACCGAAGATCACTTTCAGGTATTCGGCTTGCTGTGCGGTGCCTAACTTGTTCTTTTTAAAAGAGCGGTCAATATCTTTGAGGATTTTCTCCACCGGCAACATATTGCCTTTGCCGTCGCGGGTGGTTATTCCCAGTTCGCGCAAGGCTTCCGGCGCTTTACCGACCGGGGCCTGTAACCTGCTGAATACGGCACTGGTACTGGTGCCCGCCATACTGCCCTTGATACCGTTATCAGCCAGCACCCCGAGTAACGCGGTAGTGTCTTCGATGCTGGCCCCGGCGGCTTCAGCAATCGGGGCGACGTATTTCATCGCCTCGCCCAGCTCTAACAAGTTGGTGTTTGAGCTGGTAAAGCCTTTCGCCATCACGTCCGACACCCGTTTAATCTGGTCTAGCGGCAGGTTAAACGCCGACTGCATGTTGGTGACAATATCCGCTGCTTCGGCGATATCCACACCGGACGCCAGCGACAGGTTAACCGTTGGCTCAGTGGCGGCCAGAATGGCGTCAGCGTCATAGCCGGAACGGGCCAGCGTGTCTTGGGTTCGTGCGACATCTGTCGGCGAAAAGGCCGTTGATCCGCCAATGTCACGCGCCTGTTGGCGAATGGCGGCCAGCTTGGCGTCGTTTTTATTCAGCCCTAAAATCGCCTGAGTGCCGGACATCTGGCTGTCAAACTCCATACCCGGCGCAATCAGTTTTGCCGCGCCATAAAGCCCGGCGGTTGCCACACCCAAACTGGCCGCGCTGGTATTACGCACCGCACTGGTGGCAGCTTTGCCTTTCTGATAGCGGCTGCTGATACGGTTGAGTTGTTCCTGTTTCAGGCTCAGGCGTTGCAGCTCTTGGCGCTGGCGGCTCAGGGCAACCGTCGCCTCGGCGGCACTGCTGCGTAACCGGCGTTGTTCACTGCTCAGGTTTTTGGTGGCAATGCCGTCAGCGTTAAGCGCATCGCGCTGGCGCTGCACTGACTGGCGCAGCCCGTTATATTTGGTTTGCAGTTCAGACGCCGCGCGCTTGGCTCCCTCCATCAGTCGGGCTTGTTGAGCGGTGGGTTTCTCGGTGTTTTTAAAGGCGATAGCCAGCGCCGCCGCATCTTCTTTGGCTTTTTTCAGCGCCTGCCCGGTGACGGCCAGTTGGGCGCTGGCCTTACGGAAACCGTCAATCTTCGCCGCCTGCATATCAAGGGATTTGATGCTGCTTTGCGTGTTGCGAATGTCGCCAGTGAGGGATTTACTGGCGGTTTGAATGGCTTTAAACGGGCGGGTGGCTTGGTCTACGGCTTTGAGTAATACCTGTAGCTGTAAGCTCTTACTCATGGTTTACGGCTCCACTTCGTAGCAGGGCTTTATGACGCCAGCGCACCAGTTCGGTGAGGCTCAACCCCCAAAGCTCTGACGGCGGCCAATGAAAAATGGCGGCAATATCCGCCATCAGGTCGTCAACTTCCAGTTTCGGGTCGAGCGTTACGCCCCCTGTTTCGGCGACAAAAAACCAATCACCTTACCCGCCAGTGCCACTAAATCCGGCAACTCTAAACGGCCACATTCGGCGGCGGTCAGTGTCGGCGAGGTAATACGCGGCAGCACAACAATCAGCGAATCGACATCAGAATGGGCCACATCGGACAGTCGCACCCCGCGCAGTGACCCGGCATTAGGGCGGTAAACTTCAATTTCAGTAATCAGAGTATCACCACGTTTTAGCGGGGTTTCCAGTACCACTACATTCTCGTTAATCTCGGCGGTGGGTTCAGTTTTAGCAGTCACTTTTTTCATGGTTTTTTCCAATTCAGTCAGGCAGGCCAGCGGGTTCACACTGGCCGTCAGGGGTTAGCGGCCAATGGCCGTCAGGGGTTAGCGGCCAATGGCCTTGCGTTGGGCTTCCAGCAGGTCTTCGCCGTTAACCATTTCAATCAGGTTAACCACGTCAATCTCCATCACTACCTTGCCGTCAATGGTCAGCTTGTAATAAGTACACTGGGTGGATACCTTGGTTTCGGTGTCTTCCCCTTGTTTGGATTCGCCGCCATCAATCTCTTTATGACGGCCACGGATTTCGACCTCTACCGCGGTGACCTCGCCAGTGTCGTCACGCTGATAAGCACCGGCAAAACGCAGCGGAACCGCGTCAACTTTGGGGGTTCCCCATTGCTGCAACACCAGCTCGTCGAGGCCGCCCATCGACCACTCCATGGATAGCGCATCGTCATCCAGCCCCAAATCAATCGGCGCAACGCCATTCATCCCGCCGCCCCGGTAGTTCTCCAGCTTGCGGGTCAGTTTTGGCAGGGTAATGGACGAGACGATCCCCATGTAATCCCGGCCATCGTTAAACAGGTTCATCAATTTCAGCTTACGTGGCAGTGCCATAGTTCAGGTTTCCTTAGCTGTTGACGGCAGCGGCAAAGTTCACCAGATATTTATCGGTGATACGCTGGCGCAAGGTGAGGTCTTCCAGTGGTGGCACTGGGGTGTAGTCGTAATCAACAAACAGCTTGCCCGCTTTAAGGGTGTCTTTATCGTTGGCGCTGTCGTCATACCAGCAAGCGCCGTCAATAATCAGCCCGGCGGATTTCATTTCGCGGAATTTGGCATTAATGCTGCCAATCATGTCTTTAACCAGCGTCGGGTGCATCGGGCGGTCAATCGCCCACAACTGCGCCTCGGCCATGGTGTCAGCCAGAATTTGTGCGGTGCGGGTGTAGTTCTCAAAAGCAAATAACGGGTCATCAGAGCAGGTACGCGAACCCCAAAACTTGAAGCCGTCTTTACGGATGAGTGTTGTGACGCAGGCTTGGTTTAGCAGGTCAGCGTCTGTGCCAACAGTTTGCAAATCCCAGTAAACGCTGGCAGAGATACCGGTCACGCCATTCACCCCGACGTTAGACAGGGTTTTATGCCAGCCCGTCTCTTGGTCAATCTTGGCGCGCAGACCCAGCGCGCGGGCAGTCGCATAAGCAATATCGGTGCTGTTGGCGGTGGTGTTCCAGCTCAGAAAATCCGGCCAAATTAGCATCAGTTCACGCTGGCTGAAATTGTCACGGTACAAGATAGCCTCGGAAAGGGTTTTGCAACCGTAAGCGCTGATATAACCAAAGGCGCGCAACTTCTGACAGATGCCCGCCAGTGCCGTCGATACCGCCAGATTATCCAGCCCCGGCACACCGAGAATACGCGGGCGAACGCCGGTGACAGATTGCGCATCTAACAACGCTTTCATACCGGTGTAGCGGCCGTTCTCGTCAGCGCCGCCGATAATATTAGACGTGGTTTCATCCTCATCTTTGCCGCTAGCCACGCGAACCACAACCGTGACCGGGCGGGCCTGTTCCGCAATCGCCAGCAATGACGCCGCCAGTGTGCCTTTTTTACCGGCTTTACCGGCAGCGGCCAGCACGTCAGTAATCAGTACCGGGGTATCAAGGGGAAAGGCTGCCGCGTCGGCATCCTCGGCGGTGCAGACCATGCCGACAATGGCGGTGGAAATAGTGGAAATGACACGCGTCCCCTCGTTGATTTCGAGAACGCGGACGCCGTGATGATAATCACTCATGGGGTAACTCTCCGTTGGTTAAGGGTGAGAGTATGGTGACGGCTTACGGCGCGGGGGGCGATTGATAGGGGATGTGTGGTGGCTGGTACAACGGAAATAACCGGAGTCGGGTAACTACTTTTAATGAGACAAAGTGTTCGCATACCGATAAGATATGTAAATTAATGTACATAATCAGTCGATTACTAAGAGAACTATGATTACAAATTCAAATGCCACTCGTGTCACCCACATTGACGGAATACGGGGTGCTGCGTCGCTGGCCGTTGTAGCTTCCCATTTCTTCTGGCAAGTACTCGGTACTGTAGTACCAGAAATAAGAAACCCAATAAGTGCATTTTTTATGAATGGGGGATGCGCGGTAATTATATTCTTTATATTGTCAGGTGATTCACTTTCAATATCATTCTTTAAAAATAGAGATGAAAAAAAGTTACTCCCTATTTTTCTTAAAAGACATTTAAGACTTAGTTTTATCATATTGATAATTTCATTGTCTGTAATGGCCTCAATGAAACTCGGACTAACGTATAATAAAGAAGCTGCTGTTGTCCTTAGTTCTGAAACATGGCTGGGTGAGTTTTTAAATTTTGAAGCTGGCCTGTCTAACGTAATAACTTTTGCTATCAGTAATGTATATGTAGGCATAGGAAATGATTACAATCCTTTTTTTTGGACAATGAGCTTTGAGTTATTAGGTTCATTCTTTGTTATTTTATTTTGCTATAGCTACAACAATATAAAGAACCCTGACCTGATAGCGGCAGTTTGTTATACTATCTTCGCTATTGCAGGTTCCTATCTTGCACTTTTTTTCATCGGCATGCTGTTTGCCAAGTTCCGACAAGATGGTTTTTTTGACCGCATGGAAAAACGCATGGGATTAATATACAACTCCATATTAATTATTATTGTTGCTCTGTTAATTTCATTTATTGCTACACAAGCATACTTATATAACAGAACAATTCTGGCTAGATTATATTTTTTCCTCTGCCCTATAATGATAGCGTTGGTTTATAGTAATTCTGGTTTGAAAAAGTTTTTCTCCTCGCGAGCGTTATTATTCCTCGGACGCGTTTCATACCCACTGTATGCGGTGCACTTCGTAGTGATAACAACATTTTTCTCGTACATAGTGGCGACCTATCCGTTAGATAGAAATGGTTTTCTGATACTTAGCACTGTGTCGGTTTTAGTCTCTTTAATATTGGCTTATCTTTTGGAGTTGATTGAACGTATGTATCTGCGCGGACTCAATAAGCAAGTGTTAAAAATAATTAAATAGAAAATTAGGCGCAGTTTAGATGATGCGCCTTTTAATTTATCACGGGTTACGGCCAGACGGGCACGCGATAGCCCTGATTAACCGCCTCGACTAACAACCACTGCGGCAGTTCCGGCAACTCAATTAGCGGCCAGTTCTCCAGTGTCGGCCATACACGATAACGGGCGCGGGTGGCGATAAGTTCTTCACGTTGTGCCTCTGTCAGTGGGATATCATCGATACAATAATCACTGACCATCATGGGGTCAGTTGCCACAATAAAAGCATCCCGATAACCACGGGCATCAGCGCCCATTTCATCAGCAGTAATTATTGGTGCAGGAATATTTACCCATACCGGGAATCCCTTTTTATTTGCACCGCGCATTTTTCCCACGGGCGGCAAATTGATAAATTGCGTATAAGTATCATCATCAACTTCTATCAAATCATCGGGCAATGAACCTGCATCAGTATAAATTTCTAATAAATCCTTTGGGTAAAAGCTGAGTGTTGTTGCTGAAAAACAATACATGATAAATTCCTTATCAATAACCGATGGCGAAAACCAGCGGATACACAGTTCCGCCCGATGAAGTCATATCCTGCGGCTTTAATTGCACGAAATCTCTGGCCCATGTGATGGTCTGAAACATTTTGTTTTCACCGTTTGAACCTGTGCCTAGTGTGCCAGCGGAAGCAAAAAGACAAATGCTAGGGAAAACTATCGGGAAATACAGGTTCACTATTGTTTCATCGGAACCGGAACTAGGAGCACCTCTTACCCACTGCATTATTAACCCTGTCGCAGCGTCACGGTGCCAACCATTTCCCGCCTTTGATGCCGTATTTCGCATGTTGTTGATATAAGTGGAAAGCGGGCCGCCCCATACAGTGCCATGGACATTACCATCTACCGCTAATGTTGCATGGCCCTCGGCGCGGCCCTCTCCCGCGACAACATCGCTTTTTGACAGAAAACGAGCGGCACGAGAATCACTAACAGTTGTCAGTGCGCCGGGCAGCGAGATATTAGTATTCTTGCTACTAATGGCATTAACTATGCGGCTATCATCACCCGCCGCTACTGTGCCTGCGGTGGTGCCTACTTTGAGTTTTGCTGCATCACTGAGACCAAGGTTGGCTAACAGTCGTGCAACTGACTCCGGCCCCAGCGCCACAACCTCAGACAATAGATTGGCAATTTGCAAATATTGATTGTGTGGGTTGACTGCTTTGCCGTGATCGCCTAAATCTTTTGCTGCTGCCTCAACGGCCGCTTTAACCGCTTTCGAGGTGGCTGCCAGTGCTTCGCTATTGCTGTCAATGGCACTGCTATATTTTGCAAAACCTTTGGCAGTTAGCGATGCATCCGGGTGATTGCGTGATTTTTCGTGATCAGACAGCAGCTTGTCGGCGTACTGCTTAACCTCAATCACCTTATCATCAACATACTTGCGCGTTGCCAACACCACCGACGGGTCGATTTTCAGCGTGACTGCCGCCGTGCTGCTAACAATTAAAATTACCCGGATGGTTTGGGTGCGGCCGCTGCCCTCCTGCATCAGTGGCTTATAAGTTTCGGCGCAGTTGGCAACAGCAACCAAATCACCGTCTTTATCCAGCAAGCCAATTTCACGAATCCACCACCCGCCCTCGGCCTCCGGGATAACCTGCTCCGCAATAATCTGACTGGTGTTAATTGGGTCAACAGACAGGGTATTAAGAGCGGCGCGGCGCTGTTCGTTCACCAGTTGGGTTTGTGCCGGGTTAGGGGTTGGCAGGGTTCCGCCACCATCCCCGACTGCCATTTGGGTAATCTCTAAGCGGGTGCCGAGGGCGGTGGCGTTCGCCAGCTTGGCCGCGCCGATGTTGGTCAGTAAAGCAAAGAATTTCGCTGTCATGGGTTCACTCTCAGGTCATCGATAATATGGATTGCGGCACTGGCGTAACCCTCGCCGGTCACGGTTAGGGTTTCAGGTAAATAGGGGTAAATGGTCAGCTCATCACCGCTGTAACTGGCGGCGGCCACATACAGCGGGCCGCTGCTGTCGAGATTAATAGACAGGCCGACTAAATGACGGCTGCACGGCTTGGCGTCATCTATCAGCCGCTCCAGCTCTTGATACATCTCTTCGGTAATGCCGGTTTCCAACACACCTACATCTAGGCGAAAGGTGCCGGGGGTTTCATTGGTCTTCCACCACTCAATCACCTTGATGAGATAGCCCAGCGGCTCAATCACCCGGCGGATAGCGCTAATGGTGCCTTTGTGTTTGTGGACGTACTGCGAGGACTTCACCACTGAGCGCTTGGTGGCTTCCGGCCAGTTCTCATCCCAGCGGTCAACCGACCACGCCCACGCCAGATAGGGCAGCAGCGGCAACGGGCAAGTGTCGGCGTTCCAGAGCTGGCGAATCGGAACCGGGGTATTCTCCAGTTCGGCACAGGCGCGCGCGGCGGCCACTTCCAGCACCGACGAACCCACAGGGAGTAAGCGGTCAGTCATCCGTCCCTCCAACCGTGATAGTGCTGCCGGTGCACCATGCGGCCTGGGTTTTATCCAGCACCACGTCGGCCAACGGGGCATTAATCACCGCCCGCTGGACGCCCTCAACATGCAGCGCGGCATAGAGTGCAGACAGGCGAATATCGCGACCAAGGCGGCGCTGTGCGGTGACAAATGCGGTCAGTTTTTTTTCAGCCGCCACGCGTACCGGCTCCGCCTCCGGCCCCGGATGCAGATAGAGCACCGCATCAATCTCATAATCTTCTATACGGGCAGATTGCACCGTCACCCGGTCAGCTACCGGCCGCGTGTTCTCATCATTTAGCGCGGCTTCGACCACAGCCAACAGCTCGCTTGATGCCTCGCCGTTTCCTTCGCGCGATAGCACCGTAACCGTGACACAGGCAGGTGTCGGGCTAATGGCCGAGGCATCAGCCACGCGGCCGTCGGCACTTTTGGCGTGATACTCATATGCACCGGTTGGCCCGGCGACACTCAAGCCCTCAAAGGCTTGCGGGATACGCACCCGGAAATCACTGTCAGATTCCATCACCGCCTCAATCGGCGGAATAGCGGTGGGGTCTGCCGGGGTGATCACCAGCCGCTCAACGTTGTTATTTGCGCCGAGCTGGTCTAAATCACTGCCGACGGCATAGGCCACCATCACCGCGCGGGCCGCATCGTTGACACGCTGGCGCAATATCACCTCGCGGTAGGCGTTTTCCTGCAACAGCTTGACCAGCGGCTCCGACTCCAACGACAACGTGCGGGCCACGGCTGCGCGTTGTTCTTCCGGGTAAAGAGATATCAGCGTGGCTTTGCGCTCGGCCAGCAGGGTTTCATAATCCAGTTCTTCCACCACAAACGGTGGCGGTAACAGGCTCAGGTCAATGGTTGCCATAGGGTTAGCTCACAGGGATGGTTAAAGAGAGGGGGGCCGCGCTATCGGTGCGGGTGCCGGTGATATCAACCACCATTTTCCCGTCAAAGGTGGTTTCAAAGGTGATGCCAGTCAGTTTGACCCTTGGCTCCCAGCGCAAAATGGCGCTGTAACTGGCGGCCATAATTTGCAGGCGCAGGGCCGGATTTTGTGGCTGGTCAATCAGCTCCGATAACAGCGAACCATAAGCGCGGCGCATCACCCGCGAACCAACAGGGGTGATAAGAATGTCAGTAATTGACTGGCTGATATGGTCAGAGTCGGTAATGGTTTGCCCGGCGTTGCGGTTCATGCCGAGATAGGTGGCAGTGGTCATTTAATCCCCTCCGTATAATCCCCGCCGCGCAACACACCACCGTGGTCATGGTCATCAACTACCACGCCATTGGATGAGAACTTGCCGCCGGAATGCTCGATATTGCCGCTCATCGTGCCGCCTTTCTTCACGTTCAACGTGCCGGTAGTCAGGTTGTTGGTGCATTCCACTTCGGGTGTATCCAGCAGGATTTTGACCAAGGCGGCACAGGTGATATTGGGGGCAGTGGCGTTTATCGATTCACTGGCATTGATAACCGCCGTTTTGATGCCATCCGCCTGTAACTCGCCACTCTCAGGTTCATAATGCAGGGTCGCACCATCAGGAAAGGTGATATACAAGCCATTCGCCGAGGCCGACGGGGGCGGGAAGTCATCAGAGAAAATGCCCGGCAGCACAAAGGCGGTATCCAGCTCACCACCGAGAGACAATATCAATACTTGCTCACCCTCGGACGGTGCCCACCATGATCGCGATTGACCGGCGCGCAGTGTCAGCCAGTTTAACCAGCCGGTGGTATTGTCCCCCGTCGCCACACGGCACAGGGCTTGGTCGAGATCGACCTCGGCCACCGTACCAATACGGATCAGGTTGCGCAGTAGGCGCAGAATTTCAGTAAGTTGGGTTTGAGTATTCATAAGAAGCATTGTGGCAGGATGGTTTTATGGCTCAAATCAATACGGGCGTGACATCAATGGCACAACAGAGATATCATCGTGATAATTATAAATTTATCTTCACAAGGCTTATATGCTTCGTAGAAAATCACATATTCTCATACTAATCGGTTTTATTTTATTTGTGATGATTGTCCTGCCATTAATAGTCATTTTGTTTTATGGATATTATATAACTGGAGGGGAATATTTGATTTCAAAAAGCTCATCAGATTGGGCAGATTTTGGGACGTTATTATCAGGCGTGTTTACTTTAAGTGGAGCACTGGCAACCTTATCCACATTAATATTTTTGATTTTTGAAAGTAAACGTAATAATGCAGAACGCAGCGAGCAGGTCGAAAGAGAGAAAGAAATAGCAAGTATTAACAATGATAAAATCATCTTTGAAAAATATAAACTACATCGCGAAATGTTTGATGATATACTTAATAAAATAGAGTCTGATTTTGATAATGAATTTATCATCACCAATAGAAGCACTCTATATGGAAAAATCTTCCCTGCAAATACATTCAGCCATTGTGAGACAAAGATAGAACTAAATGAAAAGGCAAGGGTCAATGATTTGGTTGATATGCTCTCATGGTGCGATAGAGTCAGCGAGAACTTCAGAAGTGATGAGTATAGTGCTACCCCTACAAAATTCGTCTATGATATTACCAATATATGCACCTCAATCGGTTTGAAATATAAAAGAAATAGCAGGCATGGTGATATCATTACTCTTGGTGGAGTAGTGATAGATGCATATAACCCTGAAAAAATAATCCTTGTAGTTACCAGAGTTATAAATGAATTTATTTTATTTTCTCAAAACGAGAAGAGACTTGATATTCTTTATTTATTAAATCAATCAAAATTAATGATTTTAACGTATAAATCAGGCATGGAATTCAACTTAATAAAAAAAAGGGACAAATCATTCCCATTTAATTTTTTAATTGAGAGTAATGATATTTCCAAAGCTTTTGAATTTGCCAATGCATTGGAAAGTACACCAATAGAAATAAAACCGCATCTATCGAGAACAATTAATTTTATAGATAATTTCTTCTCAATTAAACAGGACGTCATTAACCTATCAATATATGGCTGTTTTGCAAGCTTCATAGATGATTATATTTATAATCTTAAATCAGACTTGACTCTCGCTCAAGAAAGCAACATCTCGAAAACTGTCATCAATGCAATAAAAAGTCACATAACAGCAGCCGAGCGCCAAAAAATAATATTTAACTCATAGATGTAACTATTATCTCCTCCACAATAGCAATATCTTGCTGACTGAAACCGAGCAACGGCCGCTCGTCATACTGCACATCTTTGCTGTGCATGTTCGGGCGGTCACGCAGGCCAAAATGATGCACTGCCGCCATGCGTTCCACGCGCCCGGCAAACTCGACCACCGCCTCATTTGGGCTACTGTTGGCTTTCATATAGCGGGCGGTGCGCAACTTGGCGAACATTTCCCGCTTAATCCGGCCTTTTGGCTTACGCAATGGTTGAGATTTACGCGCGGCATACGGGGTGCCGTCGGGCGCTTGCTGGCGTTTAATCCGTTGCTGTTGACTGGCCCGCAGGCGTTTGGCAACTGTCACCGCCAGCGCTTTGCGCGCCTTGGGGGTCAGGCTGGCAATCAGCCCGGCCAATGCATCGTCAAAGGGTTTCAACTCATTCATGGGATCACTTCGCCATTAAAGTAGATGGCTGTTGGTCGTGTTGGCGCGCCCGGCCAAGTCGGCTCCAGCGCATGGTTAACATGCAGTGCACCGTCTACCTCTTTCACAATCGCCCGCTCAGTCAGTTGCAGGTCGATACGGATATCACTCAGCACATCGCTCATCACATCAACTTTATGAATAAAGCCGGTGCGGCGCTTTTCTTCTGTCGCCATGATGTCCGGTTGATGCTCGCGCAGCCATGCCAGAATCGGCACAAAGAGGTAATCAACATCACTGGGAAAATCCTCAATAAACAGCGTCAGCGTATATTGATTTTCAAAAGAGAGCGACGGGGCCAGCGTCGAGACAATGCGCCCGCCATCAACAAACATTTTCAGTTTATCCGGGTTAGTCTGGAACAGCGGCAGGCTGTCGGTTAAGGCTTGGCGCAGCAGTTTGGGTTTTAACATGATGTTGTTCCTGACATTGTTTCACGGCTTCCACTTGCAGCCCGCAGGCCACCAGTGCGGCTTCTAACTGGCGGATATCGGCACTTAAATCACCGTTAACCGCCGGGTTGCTGCCCGGTAGCGGGCAACTGTTCACCGTCGGACAGCCAACGTAAATAATCGTTGGGGCTGGCGAACGCGGGGCGCTGGTGCAGCCGGATAACATCAGCAGGCAAAGCAGTAGCGAACCAATCACGCAAGACTTTATTTTCATTGAGTAACCTTTGAATTTTCTGTTCACGAGATAATGACAAGGTGCTGGCGTGGCTCAATGACTGGCGCAATGCCCGCTCATTGTCTGCCTGTTGCCGGGCCTCATCTTGCAAGCGGGTGATCACGTTGTCCCGGCTCTCAATCCCAGCTGATAAGGTGCCAATAATACGGTTAGCACTGTCGATATCGTGGCTCAGGCGGTTGGCATACCATCCCAGCGCCACCAGTAACGCAACTATCACCATCATGACTATGCGCATATCAGACCCCGCTCAGGCAGTGTGTTTGTTCGGTGGTACGGCGGCGTTCCAGCCCTTTGGTTTTTATGCCATTGACGTACACCCAGCGCGGCAACTGATTGCAAGCGCTGCGCCAGTCGCCCTTGTTGACATAAAAGGCCAGTGTCGAGCGACAGGCCGCGCCGGTGCCGACGTTAAAGGCAAACGACACCACTGCGTCATAGACCGGTTGCGGCATGGCAACTGGCATACACACTGCCATAGCCCGTTCGACCCGCTGCACATCAGCCACCAGATTGACCGCCACCTGTCGCTCACTGATAACGCTGCCCGGCTTCACTCCGGCGGTGTGACCGATGCCATTTGTCCAAACATTGGCGCTGCACTGATAGGCGTTGAGTTGGCAGCCCTCATAATCGGCAATCAGTTTTAGCCCGGCGGCCGATGTGGTTAAGGTCTGGTAGTTTGGCAAGGTGGCGGCCAGCGTCAGAATGACCCCGACCAGACAGCGCTTAACGATTGAGTTCATCGAACACCTCCCGCCTGATAACCACTTCTTTCAGCAAGAAATAGCTCTTGCGCCGGTAGTACCAGTTGATAAGACAGGTGGCAGCAGCGGCCACCGCTGCCACATAAAACGCGATATCTTGCGGACTCAGTGCGCCAATAAACGCCAACAGCAGCGCAAAAACATAGGCTACCGCAGAGCTGAATTTCTCCATTTTCAATCCCATAATTGAACGGTTTCACGTTGGGCCGCCGGGGCCATATCGGGCAACTGCACCGGATAGCCATGGGGCAGAATGGCCCCCAGTTCCGACAGCCCCGGATTCGCGTCATAGACTTGCTCCAGCACATCTTGTGTGCGCCCGTAATAGCGCCAGCACAATGCGTCGAGCGTGTCGCCTTGCAACGCGTTGACCTGCATCAGATAAGGCCAATAATGTTGTGAGGCTTACCGGCAATGTTGCGAATACTAATCCGCGCATCACGCCACAACTCATCAACCTTACTTTCAATGGCATCCGCGCGTTTATCACCACGCGCGCTGGCGTCATAGCCGCGATAACGCTCGGCCAACAGTGCGGCCGTAATGGCACAGACCGCGCGCTGGTACTCGGCCAACTGGATGCTCTCGCCGTCCAGTTGCTCGGCCTGTACCTCGGCCAGTGTTTTAAAGCCTGCCGCCATCTGGTCACGGCGGTACTCGAACAGCTCGGCGTTAACCTCGGCAATAGCGCTTTTGATGGTAAAGCGCAGGCGCTCGGCGGTGACGGTTCCCTCAAGGCGCAACAGCTCGCGCAGCTTTATCGGGTCAACCGCAGGCCAGAAAAAGGTATTTTCAATCACCGGCTCGGCCGTTTTGTCAGGCCGTGGCGCGGGGATAACAACAGTGGTAGTGGTCATGCCAACCTCAATATCAGAATGGGTGGGCGGTGGACGACGGCGTTAACAAGGTAAACCCTGTTGCGGCCATCGTGCCGCCCGGCTCGGGGAGCGTTCGGGTTAGCGGCTGGCGGCGTTCTTTAACTTCACGGCCAGTCGCTCAATGTCTTTTTTGACGCCACAACCGGTATGAAGCTGGAGTGCGCGGTGAAGATGGGACAGGGCCAACTCGCCCCGGCCACTGTCACGCAGCACATAGCCGGTGATTTTGTGCAGTTTGGCGCGCACTTGGTCGGGCATGTCTTCATCTGCCATCAGCTCAATGGTTTGCAGCAGAGGCTCAATATCAATCGGCTTACCGGTGGCATAGGCGCGCGCCGCAGCGTCCGCGACTTCCTCGGCAATCAGGTAAGCGGTCGAGCGGGTAAAACGGTCAGTTGGCACTAACTGATAACGCAGGGCATAACGGGCGATATCCAGTGCGCCGGGAATATCCCCGGCATCCAGCCGCCAAATCATGATGGTCATGACAATGGCGTCCTGCGCGCCTTTCCCCTCACTCAACACGCCAGAGATCCACGGCAGGTAGTCCGGCAATAACTGCCGCTTCAGCTCGGCTTTACGCTCTTGTGAACGCACCTGTTTCAGTTTGCGTTTATCTTCATTGAGCTTGAGCAACATCAGCTCGTAGCCGGTGGCGTGGCGCAGCGGGTTATCCCGCTGCTGTGAGGCGGCAATAGCCGACTGTTGGATAAAGTGGCGACGCGCAGGACTGGTCATAACTTATTTACTCCCTTTGGCGGCCGGTGCTTCTTCTGTGGTTTCCGGGGGAATTTCAGTAGCGGTTTCCGCTGTGGCATCCTCCGGGTTAGACGCCACTTTCACCGCAGCCATGATCGCCGCAGCCAGGCCGTCATAGTTTGGGGCATCCGATACCATCAATGCGGCCGCAGCAGGTGCCGAGGTACTATCTTTTTTCGCCGGTAAGATTTCGATGTTTTCCACCAGACAGCCACAGGCGTAATCTTCCACCACATAATCCTGTTTAATGGATTCGTAGTTTTCGATACGGTCACGCTTGGCGTTCTCATCAATATGGCGGCGGTGCGAATCTTCCAGCCAGTAAATAGACAGGTTATCGAGACGGGTAATCAATAACGCATTAGGTGGGAAATACGGCACACTGACCGCTGGTAAATTGCCGATGCGTTTCTGGCTGATAATTACATCCGCAGCGATGGTTTCACTGTTGTCCTGCTCTTTATTGACCAGCGGGAAGTATTTATCCTGCATCAAATTACGACCCGTAATGACTACCAGTTCAGGGTCTTCCTGATACCATTCGGCAATCATGGAACTACGAGCATCCATCACCAGCGCGTCCAAATTGACGTAATCACCACCATGACCCACGCGGATTTTTTCTGACACAACCTCGCCATCTTCGCCGATAATTTTGCTCATAACACGCTTGGGTGCGTTGTTGCGATATTTTTGTAACCAGCCCGGCGCGATATCCTGCAACAGCGGATTTAGCGCGCGGTTAGAGGTTTTAGCGCGGTGCGTGCCGTTGAAACCAATAATGATGCGGTCAAGTGCTTGACGTTGGATAATGGCATCACGTAAACGGGTCTGGAAGTCCTGATAACGCGCCCACAGATCAAGGGTGTTATAGCGCATATGGAAATCGAAATTCACCTGTTCACAGAAGTACTTCTCACTGTCCAGTGAGGCAAACTCGGCTGTTTCGCGTTCGTCGCCGCCATCAGTATCGGTGGTGCTGGCAACCGAACCATTCACCCCTAAGCCGATTTTTTCAGCCGTTAACTCGGCGACTGGCACAATATTGATGCGGCTCAGAAATTCTGAGGACTCTTGAACGCGGGTCATGATGGTTTGCGTGACGGAGGGTTCGACGCTGAACTTTTTATTCAAGTCGCCGGTATCTACTCCGTTCAGCTCGGCTTGACGAGTCAGATAGGCATTAAATTTAAAGCGAGTTTTTTGGCGCATAATAATCCTGATTCAGTTAAATAAGGTGTTAATGAAATAACCAGTGGGCCGCACAGCCGGCGGCCAGTGACCCCAACTAGCAGTCGGTCAATACATCGTTTTGATTGTTGCCGCCGGTGGATTCCGGGCGCTTGGTCTGGCTAAAGTTTTCAGTGATAGAAAGCTTGGTTTCTAGGGATGTAACCCCTTGTTTTCCCTTTTCGATGCTCTGTTTCAGCTCCACCACGTTGTCAGTGAGTTGTTTCTCAATGGCGGCAAAGCGGGCTTCAATGGTTTCCCCCTGTTCCTGCACATGCACTGCCACGGCATTCACCGCCTCATGCACATCATTAAAACGGGCGTCATCGGTTGCCTGTTTACGACTGAATACTGACTTCACCATGCTGAGTAAGGTGACACCCGGCTCGGCCACGTCTTCAAATTCCAGTTGCACTTCAACCGCCGCAGAGAAAAAATTATCCGGGTGAGATTTACGGGCGGCCAGTGGGTTGTGTTTGGCTTTGGCGCTGAATTCCAGCATTTCAGTCCCAAGGCTGGCGGGGTCATCGGTCACTGCCAGCCCGACCAGATAGGCTTTGCCGGTATTGGCAAAGTTCGGGCGAATTTCCATGGAGGTATAGATTTTCTGCAATGCTTTGTTCATCTGCACCAAATCATCGGTTGGGCTGATTTGGGCGAACAACGCACGCTTACCGTTCAGGATGGAATCGTCTTCAATGGTTTCCGCTTTAAGTGCTGATACATCGCCATAACGGCGGAAAGGGCTGTCAGGGAAATAACTTTTCAAATGCTCCAGATTGATGCGGCAACCGTAGACGCGCGGGTCAAATGACTCGGCCATCTGGTTGATATCGTCGGCGTCAATCACTCGCCCGTCGCAGGTATCCCCCTCAACGCCGATACGAAAATACTTAGAAACTTTCTTAGCCATGAGCGGCTCCATTCAGTGTGATTATGGTTGTTCGGTTCGGGGCTTAGTTTCCTGATGGATGGCGATGGCAACAACGAAAGCCAGTTGTGACGGGGCTGGCACAACAGCGAGGACGCGCAGAGAGTCGGGTTGGTCGCGTAGCCTAATGGCATGAATACGACACCGAGCACCATCATCAGCGACCCACGGCGACAGGCGGCTTTGCTTTACTGGCAGGGCTTTTCTGTGCGCCAGATTGCGGACACGCTAAGCCTGAAATCGCCGACTGTGCAGAGCTGGAAGAAGCGCGACGGGTGGGACGCCATTGCGCCTATTTCTCGTGTAGAAACCAGCATGGAAGCGCGGTTGATTCAGCTCATCATGAAAGACGCCAAAGAGGGGCGGGATTTTAAAGAGATTGACCTGTTAGGCCGTCAGATTGAACGACTGGCGCGGGTGAACCGCTACAGCCAGACCGGCAGCGAAGCGGATTTAAATCCGAATGTGGCGAACCGCAATAAAGGGGAGCGCAAGACCCCGGATAAAAACCTGTTCAGCGAGTCAGCGATTGAAAAACTGGAATCCATTTTTCACGAAAATATCTTTGATTATCAGCGTAATTGGTTTGAGGCCGGGCTAGCCCACCGTATCCGCAATATCCTGAAGTCGCGTCAGATTGGCGCTACCTTCTTCTTTGCCCGCGAAGCGCTGTTAGATGCCATCACCACCGGGCGTAACCAGATATTTTTGTCCGCCAGTAAGGCACAGGCGCACGTGTTCAAAAGCTACATTATCGACTTTGCCCGCATGGTTGACGTTGACCTGAAAGGCGACCCGATGGTGTTACCGAACGGTGCGCGTTTGTTCTTTCTCGGTACTAACGTGCGCACCGCGCAGAGCTACACCGGCAATCTCTATCTTGATGAATATTTCTGGATACCCAAGTTTCAGGAGCTGCGCAAAGTCGCCAGCGGCATGTCATTGCACAAAAAATGGCGTACCACCTATTTCTCCACCCCGTCGAGTCTGGCGCACAGTGCCTATCCGTTTTGGTCTGGTGAGCTGTTCAATAAAGGCCGCCGCAATAAATCCGACCATATCCAACTGGATCTCAGCCACAGCCATTTGGCTCGTGGTGCGCTGTGTGATGATGGTCAGTGGCGGCAGATAGTCACAGTTGAAGATGCACTGGCGGGCGGCTGTAACCTGTTTGACCTCAACCAGCTCTCACTGGAATACGGCCCGTCAGAATATCAAAACCTGTTGATGTGCGAGTTTGTGGACGATCAAGCGTCCGTCTTCCCGTTCGCCGAGTTGCAGGCTTGTATGGTGGACAGTCTGGAAGAGTGGGAAGACTACAACCCGTATTCGTTGCGGCCGTTTGGGCATCGCCCGGTGTGGATTGGTTACGACCCGTCCGAGGCCAACGGCGGCGACAGTGCCGGGTGCGCGGTGATCGCACCGCCAATGGTGCCGGGCGGCAAGTTCCGCGTATTGGAGCGCCACCAGTGGAAAGGGATGGATTTTGAAGCGCAGGCTAAACATATCGAAGAGCTGACGCATAAGTATTGTGTGGAATATATCGGTATTGATGCCACTACCGTCGGCCAAGGCGTTTTCCAGTTGGTGCGCCAGTTCTTCCCAGCCGCAAGGGAAATCAAATACACCCCTGAAATCAAAACCGCCATGGTGCTGAAAGCCAAGCACACCATTAATAACGGCCGTCTGGAATATGACACTGGCCACACCGATATCACCCAGTCATTTATGGCCATTCGCAAGACTATGACCGCCAGCGGTAAGAGTTCCACTTATGTCGCCAGCCGCAGTGAAGAAGCCAGCCATGCCGATGTGGCGTGGGCAATTATGCACGCTCTGTTAAATGAACCCCTTACCGCGACATATGGCGGTCACAGCCCTAATTTTTTGGAGTTTTACGGATGAGTAAGCGCAAAGGCCGCAAGGCATTAAGCCGCCCGGCAACCAATCACACCGCCAGTCAACAACAGCCGGTAGAGGCGTTCACCTTTGGCGAACCCTCCGCCGTGCTTGATAAGCGGGAAATACTGGATTACATCGAATGCACCGGCAACGGTAAATGGTATGACCCGCCGATTAGCTTTGATGGGCTGGCGCGCAGCTTCCGGGCGGCGGTGCATCACAGCTCACCGCTGTATGTGAAGCGCAATATTCTGGCAAGTACCTTTATTCCACATTCGATGCTCAGTCAGCAATCATTTAGCCGCTATGCACTGGATTATCTGGTGTTTGGCAATGCGTTTTTAGAGGTTCGCCGCAATCAACTCGGCGCGCCACTGCGACTCGACCCCAGCCCGGCCAAGTACACCCGCCGGGGGCTGGAAAAAGATTGCTACTGGTTTGTGCAGAACTGGAAAGATGAGCACCAGTTTGCCGCCGGTAGCGTTTTCCACCTGATAGAACCGGATATTAATCAGGAGCTTTACGGCTTACCGGAATATCTCAGCGGCTTAAATTCGGCTTGGCTCAATGAAGCGGCCACGCTGTTCCGTCGCAAGTATTACCAGAACGGTGCACACGCGGGATACATCCTGTATATGACTGACGCCGCGCAAAGTAGCAGCGATATTGAGGCGATGCGTAAAGCGATGCGTGACACCAAAGGGTTAGGCAATTTCCGCAACCTGTTTATGTACGCACCTAATGGCAAAAAAGACGGCATCCAGATTTTACCGTTGAGCGAAGTCGCCACCAAAGATGATTTTTTTAATATCAAGAACGCCACCCGCGATGACCTGCTCAGTGTGCACCGGGTGCCGCCGCAGATGATGGGGATTATCCCCAACAACACCGGCGGTTTCGGTGACGTGGCGAAAGCCTCACAAGTGTTTGTTCGTAATGAATTAACGCCGTTACAAGAACGATTGAAAGAGGTTAACGAGTGGATCGGGGAAGAGGTGATCCGGTTCAAGCCTTATGAACTGATAAGCGAGGAATAATATCTACACACCTGACTGATATTTTTTAAGAGTACCGGCATCTCTATTGCGGTACTCTCAATGCTACAAGCATTACACAACTTGATTTATTTACCTTTCAGAGGTGGTAACTTTGGTGCGGGTGCCATAGGAGTAAAGCCTTGAGACGTTGCTGAGTTAGGCTTGGTAGAACCACCACTACCGTTGCCAAGTTGTCTCCCATTAGTTTGTAAGCCCTCACGTCCTACCAATGGCCTTAGAAAACCATCTTGCGCCAAAGTCTGTTGCCCATCAGCCAGTGTTTGTCTAGAACCTTTAGCACTATCTTTACTATTGGTCATCATTATTCTCCAGTACATTTTCAAAGATCATTATTTTGCCGTATTCTTTTGACAGATAGATAAAATTGGTCATAAATAAAACGTTTTGAGTGCTTGCCTCTGTCACCGTTGCATCCAGAAGTCCTATCTCTTGGGTTTTCTCATTTTCGTTATAAAGATAGATTTGACCACTGATGATCATATCTTCATCGCGCAATACAACATAACATTGGCCAGAACGTTCATACATTAGCTCAACCGATCGGATAAAAACATTGTCATCGCCATACTTATTTGAAATTCCTTTCTTAAGTAGAAACGTATGAAGACTTCTTTTGGTGTTCAGGTAAACAGCGAATAAGCCCAGAGGAATGGATATTACTCCGCCAGCAGCGATTTCCAGAGGGGAAATTTTTATCTGTCCTCCACTAGCGGCAGACCAAACAGACAACGTATACCAGACAATATTTTTAGTATCCTTGATACCATCAAAAAACTGATAAATAGAGATAACAGCCTGCATAGACAGATAAGTTAAAATACCGAAAACGACTGACATCAGTATGTAGCGAAATGAATCCCAAGCTTTATGCTGCGTGTAGGTATCGTAAATCATAGCCATAATGACACCTGGTATCATTATAGTAACAAGCGAGATTGTCAGGGCATTCATCATTAATTTCCGGCATGGGTCGAAATATTTTGTATTATATCACTAATTTTTATATTGCAGAGGATGCTAGGCACTCCTGTATCTCATACTATTTTGATTTAAGAAAATGCCAATTCCAACACCTCGCTCCATACGCCACCAGACGCCCGCCACGCCCTCGCACCCGATGAACGCGCATTGATTCCCAACCCAACCGAACGCAGCACCACGGCCCGCCCAAGATCTATAAATAAGGGTATCAAAACCCTTTGCGCGCAATGCTATCCCCGCCACGCCTGCGCGCTTTGCAGGTCGCTTTTCATGCACTTGCATGAGGTATCGAGAACCGCGCCGGGACTGGGGCTAAGGGGGAGTTTCTGGCTCAGGTTCATCATGCAAAATCATGCACTATATGCATGCAGTGCTAAAAGTCAGCGCAAAGAATGTAAACTGGACTCCCCTGCCCTATCTAAATAGATACTTTTAGCCTCTATAGCTAATTCAGCAATCCACGCCAGTGCTACTTCACGATCTCTATTTTTCATCTCGTCACCGGCTGACATTCTCGCTATGAGGTCTATACGTTCCAGCAAAACTAGCCCATCTAAATCCATCACCTAATAATCTCCCAGCACTTACGCATACTGTGTTTATATACAGTATACTATGCACTTTTTAAGAAAACTTCTATATAAATATATGGTTTTACTTGAGTAAAAAATCTTGGCTTAAAAAGCAGCCTGTTGAACAACAAGCCTTTTATGCATCAAAGCAGTGAACACGACACGTCACACTACATATTTAATTTTCAGTGTGACGCGTCACAATGGTTTAATTGCACTAATCAATAGACAGTTGATACCTTTGGTTTGCCAACACGCCGCTTCACCCCGTAAACAACACCCATTTGGATCGCCCGGCAAGGTATCGCCACATTTGCCACAGCGTTGTTTACCCAGCTCGGCTTGTTGCTCTTTTAGTCGCTGGTTATCTTGTCGAATCAGCAGCGCGATATATTCCGGTAAATCGTAAGCTGGCCGGAACAGACGCCGGGCGGTCATGCCCTCGATTAGCATGGCGAACTCTTCTGGCTCCAGTCGGGCGCGAATTTCATTGATACCGGCAGATTTATCACGCTGGCGCTGTGCCTGTTTGCGGGTAGTGGCGGCGGTTTTAGTCATGGTTTTCCTCTTAGGTAGATTAATCATCGAATTCCGGCCAGTCGGACAGTGCCGGGTAATGGATCACCGCATCACCAACAGCCATTTTTGCCCCACGCGCTAACGATTCCAGTTCCCAGCGTTGGACGCTGATATCTTTCAACAGTAAATCGTTGCGGATTTGCGGGATGCGCTGGCGTTCTTCGCGGGTTAAGCGGGCAGATGGCGCAATAAGTCGGCCCTTGGTGGGGTTATAACTGCGTTGCATCTTGCTTATCGTTGGCTGTTTCTCTTTAACGCGGGCCACAATCGCTCTTACGGCGGCAGTGTCCGACCAGTCAATAACGGCGTCCGGTGGGTATTCCATCGCCATCACAGGCGTTTTAGCCTGCCCGTTGGGGTCATTTGGCGCTTGGGTGTTTCCACCTAACCCACAGTTATTGACAGGACTCCGAGGCGCGCCAGAGGCGCTTTTCAAAGTCAAAGGCTCAACGTCAACGGCACCAGAAACTATGCGCCATTGGGTTGTGCGGGTTTCATGAACATGGTCAGCGCCCAAATGCGGTGCATAGATACCGACGACTTTCTGCACTTCCTCATCGTAAGCGTTCAGCTCATCGGCGATACGCTTGGCTACACGCACAGTCTGATTGCCGCTATTAGTTCCACCCTGCGCAGCGATGTAGGCAGCAAAATCACCCTCATCAGCAGCATGGCGCACAGCTTCCACCGTTTCATCAAACGACTCGGCCAGACTGATAAAACGGATACGGCGACACTCGCGATAGGCTCCCATGGAGGGAATACCCATTGGGCGAAACTGAGGGATGCGCCACGTTGCCGCCCATGCTGTAACCGCCGCAGCGGAATCGGTTAGCAGCTCACCGGTTTCATGGTCGCGTTCACCCTCAAGTGCATAGCCGTCGATATTTTTGGCAATGTATTTAGCGATGTAACCAGCGGCCCCGCCTTTGTTCAGGTGCTTGCACTCAAAGCGGTATTTAGCGGCCCCGCGCTCGTCACTGTCTTCTTTCAGTGCATAACGGCGCATGATGTCGATAATCTGTTGGCGCTGGCGACGTTCACAAAACAGCATCATGTGCCAGTGCGGCGTGCCGTCGTGGTGCGGCTCAACAACCCGCATCCCGTAGACGCTCAACTTATTGTCTTTAAAGGCGGTGCGCATTTTGCTCCAAATATTGCAGAGGTAGCGCTGACCGTCTTTGGGTGAATAGGCTTCATCGTCCCACTTATGGTTAAGCTGGACTTTCTCGTTATCCCCTTTACCGATAACGCGGGTCGGGTGATATTTTGACGGGGTGGTGACGGTCAGGAACATACCGACGTGCTTCTGTGAAGCTGCATATTTTTCGATACCGGCTATGGTGCTCATTAACTCCATACGGCGAATTTCTGGATTAGAAATACTCGCCATCACCTTATCAATCAGGTCGATGCGCTCACCGGTTTCAATGTTTTCTAACTGGCAGCTTTTGAGATATTCCAGATTAGACTGGCGACGGGCGAACACTTCGCGGATAGCCTGCTTACTGGCATAAGAAGACGCTGACATATCCCGGCTAACATTACCTACAGCAATCAATAATGCTTCCCGCCAGCGGGTACGCTGTGCTTTGAGTTTGCGCTCCCACCATTCGGGATTAACCAGCCGTGACAGGCTGGCGATAGCAGACGTGATATCTAACCGTCCTTTCAGATATTTGCGCCAGTGCATTGGGGTGATATTAAAAGCGCGCGCCATTCTGGCAAGATCGCCGAATATCCGTACCTGTGTATCGGCCTGCAATAAAACGGCCCTATCACCCTGATTAGCCTTAATGCATTCATCACAATGATGGTTGTACGCCACCATTAGCTCATCACCGATTTTGCGGGCAAAGCGGCGCAGCTCTTTATCATGCATACCCGCTAAGCTGGCATAGGTTGGGGCATCAATGGAAAAGCTCATTGATGCACTGAGGCGCATAACATTTTTGCTATTGACCACCTGAATACGCGGCCAGATACGCTGGTCAAAGACAAACACCAGCCATTTATTAGCATCGTTTAGCCCTTTATTGGCTAACAGGTATTGATAGCGAGAAATGAACTGGCTACGCAGGAAATGCGGCAGATTATGGATATTGGCTAAAACGGCTTGCCCCTGAATCAGTTGTTCACGGGTAAGCGGTCTTTGAATGCCGGGCAAAGTTTCGCGCGGTTTGCTGCCGGGGTAGGTATAGGCAGGAACAGCAGCGCCGCTGCCCGGATAAGGCAACGGCGGAGTTGGGGTAATGCGGCCACGGATTGAATCGGTCATTTGGCTGAAAAGGCTTCTTGGCACAGTTTACCTATGCGACCAATTTCATTCCCAAGCGATGCAAAACTATTAATCTGAGCTTCACCTATATTGCGCTTTATTAATCCCTCAACCAGTTGTGCAATAGTTGGATAATAAGCAATTGGCTCTAAACGTTCCTGCCCCTCACTTTTACCTTTTTGGCTTACTTTTACTTCATTGAGAATAAATTGCAGACTGTCAGAAGTAACAACGTGTTTTTCACCGATTTTAATATGCATAATAAATCCTTTATTTAGGTAATAAGTTAGGAGAGTGAAAATCTTTAAATCCTTTCTCACATAATTCAGCAAGGCGTTTAGTTTCCTCGACCAGTGCCGGAATAGAATTAATGCCTGAACGATAAATACGATGATGAATTAGATCTCTTACTAAACTAACCCTTGTCGGATAATGAGCAATTACGGCTAACACCCTTTCATTTTCTTTAGTGAATTTAATCTCGTGAAGAACGAGGTTTGGAATGCGATTTAGAGTTCGGGTTGGCTCACGCAAAGTAATTGCGTAACGAGCATCAATGATAATTTCGGCAGTCATCAGTGTTGCGCCTGCGCTTGGTTGAGTATTCCCTCTGCTACTTGGTTAAGCAGCTCCGCCGCTTCTACGCCGTTCAGCTCTCGGTTTAGAATTTGATTAGCAATTTCATCTAGACGAAATGAAACTAGCGCGGCCTGATTCTTTCTTTCATCCATGCGCGCTTCATTGAGCATTAGCTCCATTGATTCAACTGACGTCATTGTGATTGTGCTCTCACTACCCGGCTTTGCGGGGTCTACGAAAACCCATATATTCTGTTCTGTATTCTGCATAGATAACTCCTGTTTTTAGGCAATACGAAACCCGGCGAGTAGAACGCCATATATTGCGATGATAATTAATTAATAATATTCAGCGCGCAGTCATCATTACTGACAAACGACGGCAGCGAACGAGTAAACTCAATTAAGTAATTTAACGCTTCAACAACAGATTCTCTTTCTGCTGGAGTTAACTCTGAAAACTGCATATTCACATGGCGTTTTTTTAACCCTGCATGAAAACAAATTGTTTTACGCAAATGTGCCGGTGATTTGTCAAAAGCCTCCTGAGCAACATTCTTTCTATTACGGAAATGCGTTTCTTTTAATTCAGCAATACGAGCAATACCCGTCATTCTTAATTTTTCAGCTTCCGTTAATTGCAGCATATAACCCCCAATTAACGTCCGAACAGACGACGTAATATTGGCGTCTTCTTTGCAGAGGACAATTCTTGTAAAAGCGCCTTTTGATTACTTCCCGGCTTCCAGCGCTGGCCGTTCTTCAACTCCAGCACACCGTTACCGAAATGGCGCAGGTTTACCGGGCTTTGCTGTTTTAACAATGGGGCAATAGAAATAATCATAAAGACACCTCAACTCAAACCAGCTACAGCACTCAAGCCGCTAATAACATCAACGGTTGAAGCAAGCGCGGGGGTTGACTGAATGCGACATTGCACTGTCAGGCCAATTAGTGACAGGTGGCGAATTGCCGTGTTGACGGTATCCAGTAGCGATGATTTACGGGAAGCGGTCTTATGATCGCCTTGAACAGCAGCAGCGGCAATCAAGCCCACGGCGGCAGTTGCTTTAAGCGCGTAGGTAGAAATGTTATCGGCGCTGGCCTCATTTACTGGCACTGACGGCATACAGTTTATTTGCGCCAACATGGCATCGATAAGGCTGGCGTCTTCTGTTGCGTCGGTGATCGCAAGCAATTCAGTAACCGTAAGCTGGTGCGGTTGCTCCGGGTTTAGCTTGTTCCGCAACGTTTGCGCATTCATATCCAACTGTTTCGCCAACTGCGTCAGATTGTGGCGCGTTGGAAACTGGCGACATGCATTGTCAAAGTGCGGATGTTTAGAAACAGAAAAATCAAACATGGTTAGAGTCACCCTAAAGATTCAGAATGAATTAAACAGAAAGCGAAATGTTGCACCCAGAAAGGGCCTGTACGATTAACTTGGCCATGTTGACTTCAACTGCGGCCTTTGGCTTATCACCTTTCGGTTTTATTGGTAATCGGCCATCAGCAACCATGTCTCTTGCTGTTTCAATTGATAAGGAATGTAAACGACAATACTCAGCAAGGGGCAAATAAGGCGTAGGGATGACGATTGTAATGTTTGGTCTCATGGGGCATGATCTCCGGTTAAGTTAAGCTCACTAATATTCACCAATATTCACTAATGGTTAAGTCTCAAACCGGAGATTACTTAACTAATCGTGAATAGTCAACGTGGAATCATCGAAATGTTAAGTGTAAATTTTGAAACAGGTGGGGGGGAAGTCCTCGACAGGATCATTGAAGCGTATGGTTTCACATCAAAAATTGACTATTGCAATCATCTAAATGTTTCTGCTAGTAGCTTATCTATGCGCTACAAGCGCAACATTTTTCCATCAGACTTAGCTATCAGGTGCATAGCTGAGACTGGTGTCAATTTGGAATGGCTTGTTACTGGGGCGGGTAGAAAATTTGATGATGGACAGTTAGATATTTTCAAAATACCTAAAAAGAAACTAATTGATGGGCAACTATTTGATGCTAACTACTTAATGTTTGATAAGGCTTTTTTTCTTCCATCTCAACCACAGATGAAAGAGCCACAAGTAATCCTTGATGGTGAAATCCAATATATCGCTGACTGTAAATTTGCAGAAGTGTACGACGGTAAATGGCTAGTAGATATTGAGGGAAAAATCAGCATTCGCGACTTAACTCGTATCCCGATTCGGAGAGTTAGAGTTAGTGGTGTTGGCATGGCGTTTGACTGCGAGTTAGATGATATAAAAGTATTAGCCCGTATCGTAATGACTTGCTCTTAAAACCAGAAATTTAAAGGATTCAAGCATGATTAATTCTAAAATCCCTGAATCTAAAGAGTTAGGTGTGCAATGGCTGTAACAAAACTCGCTACGGGGAAATGGCAAGTACAATGTTTCCCTAATGGACGGGATGGGCGACGAATACGAAAACAATTCTCGACTAAAGGGGAAGCGTTAGCGTATGAGCGCCATGTCAAAGATGAAGCCGAACAAAAACCGTGGTTGGGCGACAAGCAGGACAAGCGAACTGTTTCTGATTTAGTTGATACATGGCATAGAGCACATGGCGTCACATTAGAAGACGGTGATAGAAGAAAAGATGCAATGACCTATGCCTATGAGTCTATGGGTAAACCTTTAGCGACTGAGTTCAACGCCAAGCTGTTCTCTCAGTATAGAGAGAAACGTTTAAGCGGAGAATTGCAGCGTAATACACGGGTAAAAAAAGTTAGTCCACGCACTGTCAATCTTGAGCTGGCTTATTTCAGAGCCATGTTTAATGAGTTAATTCGACTGGATGAGTGGAAAGCTGAACACCCTTTAAAAAATGTTCGCCCCTATAGAACAGATGAGAGTGAAATGGCGTTTCTTCGGTTAGAAGAAATTGACACCCTCTTGAAAGAATGCGCTAACAGTAGCGCCAGCGATTTATTGACCGTGGTTAAAATCTGCTTAGCAACCGGGGCCAGATGGTCTGAGGCTGAATCATTATCACTGTCTCAAATAACTAAAGACCGGATCACATTCATTAAAACTAAAGGCAAGAAAAACAGAACAATCCCGGTTAGCGAAGAATTAATAAAATCAATCCCTAAAAAAGAGTCTGGCGAACCGCTTTTCGTATCCTGCTATTCAGCTTTTAGAACTGCATTAAAACGGGCAAAAATTAACTTACCGGCTGGTCAACTATCCCATGTGTTACGGCATACTTTTGCCAGCCATTTCATGATGGCGGGCGGTAATATTTTGGTACTACAAAGAATACTGGGACATACCGATATAAAGATGACAATGCGTTACTCCCATTTTTCACCAAACCACCTCAACGAAGCTATAGATTTCAATCCGCTGAATCTGATAGAGATTGGCAGCAAAATGGCAGCAGAGGAAAGTAACCCTCACTAATATTCACCAACATTCACTATGTAAGTTATTGATAGCGTTGTAACTTATTGATTTTAAAGGCCCGCGCACTGGACTCATAATCGCTTGGTCACTGGTTCAAGTCCAGTAGGGGCCACCAAATTTGTAAGGGGTTAGATGAGCAATCATCTGACCCCTTTTTATTTGGTTTAAATGCGTGATTACGCTACCCAAGACAGTAATCGCAAAAAAGGGGGGTAGTTCTCACCAACACCCCAAACGTCAAAGAAGAAAATAAGATTTAAGGATAAATTTTATATTTCTCGCGTAACTTCAGATAATTATCAAGATCGGGCTGCCAGTTAGACTCCAGATAATTCACGGTCTCATCGACAGTTAATTTCTTCTTATCTGCTTCTTCCATTAATTTAACTAGATTACGCGTACCTGTTAATTTAGCCAACCACGTAGGCCGTATTAGAAAATACTCTTCCTGATGTTCCAGATAATTGGCCTCCCTCTGTGGGGAAAGAACCATAGAATAACCCGCATCTTTAAATTTAAACCACCATTCAACAAAATAACGTATCGTCGGCTTAATATCGGCTATATTGACGGCAGTAAATTTTTCGCCACACACTTCCTTGCCCGCTTGCGGCCAACCTGTTTTCTGCTGATTAATATCTACGTGATAGCAGGTGTTAATATAAAACTTCCTGGATGGGAAACCCAACTGCTCAAAGGGATAGTCTGAACCTCGGCCCATATTAACACTGGTTGCTTCAAATAATCCCAAAGAAGGGTAAAGCTGAATAGCCAAATCACTGCGTAAATTTGGCGAAGGTCTTACTGGCAATGAATAAGGCGAATTATGTGTGTAATTGCCCATGGCGATAACAGTCAAATCTTCTGGGGGAAACTGGTAAGCTTTGATACCAAATGCCTGCCAATTTGAATCATTGAAATGTGTTAACCAACCTTCATTTATTATCATACGAGCAAACTCCCCAGACGTCAGCCCGTGCACCATTGGGACAGGATGCATACCAATACCAGAAATGTTCTCCTCCTCAAGAATTGGCCCATAAACATGATTTCCAAGTGGGTTCGGCCGATCAAATACCATAAATTGTTTATGATACTTTTGCAGACTTTCTAACATATGATGCATGGAAATAGTATAGGTAAAATAACGAACACCAACGTCCTGTAAATCATAAATAACGATATCAAGATCAGATAACTGCGCTTCAGTGGGATGTACCCTCATTCGCCCATCTTTATCTCTTCCATATAAAGAAATAATAGGAAGACCGCTCTGTTTATCGATGTGATTATCATCCCCTAATCCGGCATCGGCATTCCCACGGATACCGTGCTCAACAGAGAATAATTTTGTCACTGTAAAATGGAATTTATTCTGCTCGGATAACAATTTGTCGATGGTATGACGTCCTTCCTTGTTAATCGAGCTTTGGTTGACCATTAAGCCAATACGCTTGTTTTTAAGTAATGGCCCATAAATATTTTCCTGATCAATGCCTAAAATAATTTCTTGGGTAGCGCTGACATGGCCAGTAGTTATAATAAATAGTCCATACAGACATAATAATATTCGCAGGAAATACCCCAT